GAGTATTACAAGAAAGGATACAACACCAATGAGATACCTTTACAAGAGCTTCTTTTTTATCTTAGGAGTGACCTCGACATTACTCGTGAGTTGTTCCTTGCCTTGGAACAAGACTACTCCCAACCAGAGGCAGAGTCCTTACATAAAGTCAGAGACATTACCTTCCGCACCTGTAAAGCCCTCACCCGAATGTATATGTCAGGAATCCGTGTGGACAGAAGTGCCCTTCAAGAAGTCCGACTAGAGTTTGAGAAAGAGAAAACTGAAATAGAAGATAGGTTACAACGTAAGACTCGTAATCTTATGGGTGATACACCTATTAATCTTAACAGTCCTGAACAAGCATCTCAAGTTATCTTTAGTAGACGTGTGCACAACAAAAAAGAATGGGCTGATTTGTTTGACTACACTGAGACACAACAAGAATTTAAAGAAGCAATAGAAGCAAACAGTTCTATCATCAGAAAGACTAAAGCTAGTACTTGCACTAAATGTAATGGGCGTGGCTTAGTACACAGGTTGCGTAAAGATGGTACGCTTTACAAGCTACCAACTAAATGTAAGCCATGTGACGGTAGGGGTTATCTACTAACTAAAACTAAAGATGTGGCAGGTTTATGTTTCTCTGCACCAAGTAAGAAATGGATAAGTGCAAATGGTTTCAGTACTAGTAAGGGCAACCTTGAAAGTCTTATGGCTACCGCTACAAGCAACGGCATGGAGTCTGCTCTTGATTTCCTTACTGACCTTAAGCGTCTGTCTGCTATTAGCAGTTACCTTAGTAGCTTCGTGGATGGTATCGACATATATACCAAACCAGACGGATTCCTACACGTTAACCTTACCCAAAGTATTACCAGTACAGGTAGATTTTCTGGACGCAATCCCAACATGCAAAACATGCCAAGAGGAGGAACATTCCCAGTGAAGCGTGTGTTCATATCACGATGGGAGGGTGGACAGATATGTGAATGTGACTTTGCTCAATTGGAGTTCAGAGTTGCTGCATTCCTCTCACAGGACAGCACAGCCATGCAGGAGATAGATACAGGGTTTGATGTGCACTCCTACACGGCTAAGGTTATCAGTGATGCAGGGCAGCCTACAGCCAGGCAAGCAGCAAAGGAACATACATTCGCCCCACTCTTCGGGGCTACAGGGTATGGTAGATCAAAGGCTGTAGCCGCCTACTACAAACACTTTAATGAGAAGTACACAGGTGTAGCTAAGTGGCATAAGAAGTTAGGTGATGAAGCCATGAGGTTTCTCAAGATAACTAACGTAAGTGGTAGACAGTATGCGTTTCCTGATGTGACTCGTAGGAGTAATGGTAACGTATCACACTTCACTATGATAAAGAACTACCCTGTCCAAGGATTTGCTACAGGTGACATCGTGCCTGTTGTACTATTAGAGTTTGAGCGATTGCTTGAGCCTTTACATTCATGCTTAGTCAATACGGTACACGATTCAATGGTGATAGATGTACACCCTGACGAAGTAACAAAAGTTTTGGATATAGTAGAGACTATCAATACTAATCTAAACTGTGTCATAAAAGACGCATACGATGTAGAAATGAATGTGCCACTATTATTAGAAGCTAAGATAGGAAAGAATTGGCTTGACACAGTGGACGTTTAAGGTATAACTAACCATCTTTAACTTTAAAAGGAAGTAAGTAAAACATGAATACAGAACTAGCAATACAAAACGATTTAGGTATGTCTCTTGCAGAGGCAGTAGGTGTAACTCCTCAAAGCGGTGGCGAAAGAAAGACTGCTGCTTTACCTAGAGTAAACCTGATGCACACTGGTATCATGGGTGAGATTGATGTTAACGGAAAGTCTATTAAGACTGAGGTTGTACCGTCAGGATCATACAAGATTACAAGAGGTGAGGATGATGTTGTCTACGCAACTAGTCCTACTGTACGTATCTTCGCAATCAGACAGCAGTGGTCTAAGTGGGATGCAAAAGAAGAGATGATGATGAAGACAGTCATGGCTACCGATCTCAAGGGTGACCTTAAAGATAACGTTGGTACATTTAATCTTGGCAGACCATCAGGCTACATCGAAGATTGGGATAGCGTACCTGAGAAGACAAAGGATCTGATTCGCAGTATCAAGCGTAAGAAGATTCTCTTTGGTGAGTTATCCGCAACAGGTGTCACTGATGAAGCAGGTGACCCAGTAGATGATATAACTAATATACCTTTCTCTTTTGAAGTACCACCTTCAAGCATTAAGTCATTGGACTTTGCAGTAAATGCATTAGGGCGTAAGAACATACTACCTATACAGTGTACACTTAAGCTAGGTGCTAATATAGTTGATTCTAAAACAGGTAATAACTTTGCTGTCATAACTTTAGATACAGGCGATAAGGTAGAGTTAAAACCAGAGGATCAGGAAACTCTACATAACTTCTTAGCGTACATCACTACTCAAAACGAATACATCTTAAATGAGTGGGCTGAGAAGAACAAGGACACTATCTCTGATGATGATGCTGCAATCGTAGCAGAGTTTGTTAATGTAGAAGAGGCAGACTAATGAATCACCCTGCTGAACTAGCTGTCTTTCAATACCTTGGCAAAGCTGTCAAGGGTGAGACAGATATGGCTGAAGACATACGTAAGCAAGTTGCTTCTGATGTTGAGGCTGCACTAGAGAAGCAGTTCAGTGGTGGGCCTCGTGACAAGTTTAGATTAAGGATGTCCAACATTGGGCGTCCTACTTGTCAGCTATGGTTTGATAAGAATGACCCTGAAGATAAGACACCACTGCCTCCACACTTCTTGATCAACATGATCATAGGGGATATTGTGGAAGCAGTGTTCAAAGGGCTTCTTCGTGCTGCTGAGGTAGACTTCAAAGACAATGATAGTGTCACCCTTAAGCTAAAGGATGGCACAGAAATAAAGGGTGAGTACGACATGGTACTTGATGGTAAGGTAGATGACGTTAAGTCAGCATCGCCTTGGTCATACAAGAACAAGTTCAATACTTTTGAAACACTAGCTAAGAGTGATAGCTTTGGTTATGTGTCACAACTAGTAGGGTATGCCGAAGCTGCAGGTTTAGATGTTGGCGGTTGGTGGGTAGTCAACAAAGCAAACGGTGAGTTTAAATATGTTGATGCAAGCTCTGTTGAAAAGGATGCAGTGATAGAAAACATCGAAGATACAGTAGGTTACATCAATGAGGATAAACCTTTCAAGCGTTGCTTTGAGGCTATACCTGAGACACACTTTCGGAAGCAGACTGGTAATCTAAAGCTTGGCTCTGAGTGTGGCTTCTGTTCATTCAAACATAAGTGTTGGCCTAATCTACAAACTCGTACCGCTGTTATGTCCAAGGCACAGAATCCTCCAATGGTAGACTACGTACTGTTGAGTCCTGAGTATGCGGAAGCACATTAAAGGTAGGTATCGCAGTGGCCTAGAGAAAGAGGTTGCTGCGTACTTACGTAAAGCACAGAAGAAAGTCAGATACGAAGTACTGAAAGTAGAGTGGGAGGATTTAAGATACCGCACCTACACACCAGACTTCGTGTTAGACAACGGTATTATCATTGAGACAAAGGGTATCTTTGATAGTGACGATAGACGTAAGCATCGTGAGATACAGAGACAGCATCCTGAGTTAGACATACGGTTTGTATTCAGTAATGCAAAAGCTAAGTTATATAAGGGTTCTAAGTCTAGGTATTTTAATTGGTGTGATCAACATGAGTTTCAGTGGGCTAATCGTATTATACCTGAAGAGTGGTTAAAGGAAAAGGGTAAAGAGATTACAGCTAAGAAGATAGAGTTAAAAACAAAAAGGAAAGACTGATGGGTCATAGCTTAGATAATGATGAGATAGCAATAGTTATAAGTCCAGTAGACTACACAGACGATGGTAATTGGGATGGTGATACAAATGTGTCAATAGCAATATCACCTGAACATAACTTACCTGAACCTATTATTAATGGAATAGTAGATGTAGCAACTATGATGTCAGCATTCTTAGATATAGCAAATGAACACCCTGACATATACGAATTAGTAAGGGATCACAGAAATTATTTAATGACATTGGAGGAAGAAGATGAAGAAGAAAATTCTGTTGTAATTAAAGAAGGTAATGTGTATACACTTAACAAATGGTCAAAGACAAAAGGAAGTGCATGAATGGAACCTACAATAACATTAACTGGAGATACAACTTTTAATCACGATCAAGTAAACAATCCAGTACACTACAATCATAGTGGTATAGAATGTATCGAAGCTATAGAAGCAATGACAGAAAACATGTCAGGATCTACAGCACCACACGCTGCTAACGTACTTAAGTATTTGTGGAGACACGAGTACAAGAATGGCTTAGAAGATATTAATAAAGCTATCTGGTATCTAAATAGGTTAAAGGATCGTTACAAGGATATACATAAATGATAACAGCAGAAGATATAAATGCATGGAAAGACATGTATGAAATGACATTTGGTGACTATCAGATAGAAGCAAGAAAGACTGCTATCTATCCTGAAGAACACAAGATAGTTTACCCTGCGTTAGGACTCGCAGGTGAAGCAGGTGAAGTAGCCAACAAAGTAAAGAAGATGTTAAGGGATGGGAAGTTTGACAGAGAAGATGTAGCTGCTGAGGTAGGTGACTGCCTATGGTACATATCAGCTTTGTGTCGTGACCTAAACTTTGACATGGGATATATAGCCAGGTGTAACTTAGACAAACTTCACAGCCGTATGGAGAGAGGAACCATTAAAGGCAGTGGCGATAAGAGATGAAGTTCAACATTAAACTAACAATAGAGATAGACGAGGAAGAACGTATACTACCTATAGTAGCAGACATGCACGAGGAGGCAGTTACTGAGTTATTCCAAGATATTATTTATGATATTGATGGTGCAGTAATTAGAAAGATAGAGGTTAAAAAATATGAATAACTACTTACCAACGGACTACCAAAGTTTTATACACAAATCACGTTACGCTAAATATATTGAGGGAAAAGGCAGAGAGTCTTGGCCTGAAACAGTAGGACGTTTTATTGACAATATAGTTAGAACTAAAGTAGATAAAGAAACAGCAGATACATTAGAACAGGCTATCATATCTAATGAAGTTGAACCTAGCATGAGAGCTATGATGACTGCAGGACCTGCTGCAGAGCGTGACAATACTGCCATGTACAACTGCAGTAATCTAGCCGTAGATGACCCGAAAGCCTTCGATGAAGCTATGCAGATCCTCCTCTGTGGTACTGGTGTCGGCTTCAGTGTTGAGAGGCAGTTCATTAGCAAGCTTCCCGAAATACCTAAACTCTTCGATAGTGATACTACCATTGTGGTAAAGGACAGCAAGGAGGGGTGGTCTAAGGCATTCAGACAATTGTTAGCACTTCTATGGGCAGGTGAGATTCCTCAGTGGGATGTTAGCAGAGTACGCCCTGCAGGTGCAAGGCTAAAAACGTTTGGTGGTAGAGCTAGTGGACCTGCACCTTTGGTTGAGTTGTTTAACTTTACAGTTAAAACATTCAAGGATGCCCAAGGACGCAAGCTGTCTAGCTTAGAATGCCATGACTTAATGTGTTTCATTGGTCAGATAGTTGTTGTTGGTGGTGTTAGACGTAGTGCTATGATTAGTTTGTCTAACCTTAGTGATGATAGGATGCGTCACGCTAAGTCAGGACAGTGGTGGAACGAAGCTGCACATAGGGCATTAGCTAATAACTCAGTTTGTTATACAGAGAAACCAGACTCAGAAACGTTCATGCGTGAGTGGTTATCCTTAGTAGAAAGTAAGTCAGGAGAGAGGGGTATATTTAATCGTGAAGCGTCCAAGAAACAAGCTGCGAAGTATGGAAGACGTGATCCTAATCATGAGTTTGGAACTAACCCATGTAGTGAAATTATACTACGACCAAATCAGTTTTGTAATCTTACTGAAGTGGTGGTTAGGGCTACAGATACTGTGGATGACCTT